GGCTCCTCAAGCACGGCGATCATGAAGTTTGCCGACGCCTTGTTGATCTCCGTCTTGGCCTCCGGAGTGATGCGCCATAAAAGACCTGAGTCACGAGGATCGAGTCCGGCGTCCTTCATCTCTTTGATCTCGCCAAAGACCTTATCGAAGGCTTTGTCCTTGAGCTCTAAGTAAGTTTTTGAGTCCATTTTTTGCTCCTTGTTCATTAGTAAAGGGCGCAGGCCGCGGTCTAGTGGATGCTGACTAGCGGTTGTAGCCGCTTGCCTTTAGAGCCGCGCCGAAGGGTTGCCATCGGCCGGCCGAGGTGGATTACTGACCTCACTGCACGCCCTTTGATCTGCGTCCCGCGTGTAAGGACAAAAATCACGCACCGAATTCATGGGACGCAGATCAAAAGGCACGAAAAAACCCGCAGGCCAAAAGCTTGCGGGTATGAAAAAGCCGCCCGGAGGCGGCCTTTCTAGAATTTTGCAGATAAAGCAAAGCCCCGAAGACTTACGTCAACGGGGCACCTACATTACGCAAGCAATTGCAACAAACTTGGGAATTTATATACAGAAGGCTGTCTTCCCCGGCCAGGAAATACTTTTTCTATTTGTCCAGCATGGCATAGTTTAGCCATGAGTTGAGCGATGACCTGTTTAGACATGTTTGAATATTTCTTGTGTATCCCTGGGATGGAAAAAACTGGTTGAGCGAAAATGAAGTCAAGTATGTTAATTGCGAACGAAGAGTTTGTTGCAGATGTGAATTTTTCTTTAGATTCTTCGTATAGCTTAGTCATATTCCATAGAAGTCTCTCATTTTCGCTACAGTGCTTGATTACGCCAGAAAGGAAGAATTCAATCCAAGGATTCCATTTTTTTTCTTTCGAAATGAGTCCCAGTGTTTCGTAATACCTGTCTCTATGACTTTGCAAGTAAGAGCTCATATAAAAGCAAGGCGTTGTTAAGATTTTTTTATGTGCTAAAAATGTAGTGATAAGTAATCTCCCCATTCTTCCATTGCCATCAAGGAATGGATGAATCATCTCAAACTGTGCATGCATTACAGCCGTTTGAATTAATGGGTTCAGATCATTTCTATTTATGAAGGCAAGGAGATTTTCCAACAATTCATTTAAGAATATTGGTTCTGGAGGGACGTATGAAGCCTTATCGGCACCATCTCCAGGCCTGCCTATATGAACTTGAACTGAACGTATTTCTCCAGGCGTTTTATTCATGCCGCGCGCACCATGAAGCAATCTCGCATGTAACGCCTTGATAAACGAGAGTGTCAATTCCCTTCCTTGGCCTAAGTCGTTTAGTCCATCGAGCATTGCTTCTCGATAGTTGAGGACTTCCTGAACATCGTCCCGCCTGTTTGCTGGAACTACAATGCCTGCGTTCTCCCCGACAACTTCATCAAAAGTTGTAACAGTTCCTTCGATTACATTTGAGCACTGAGCTTCTTTCATTAGCCAGGTCAACCAGAAAAGATCTGCCTTTGCTGATGCACGCATCATGCCATCAAGTCTGCAGAGTTCGACCAGTGCTTTATTCTCAAGATGCCCAAAGTTTTTCCAGGGAGAGTCATCACCAGTCAAAGGGAGGGGAGGCAAGACAAATGGAGTTGGGCTCATTTGCGTAAATTAAAATGAATTTCAGTGGAGACAAACTCATTATAGACAATCAAAAGGCGGCCCCGATAGAAACAAAGCTATTTGTTTCTATTAAGGACGCTGATGGTGTGAACAACTACGTCAACCCGCTCAGTCTTTCCTAAAAAAGACCCACATCAGCCCTCGGTTTCAAGGGTTGATGTTGGCCTTTTCATACGGTTCCCGGTTGTTACGTCCGGACGCGGCACCCCATGGGCTAGCCGTATTAAGCGCTTGCAGGTGCGCTGCGCAAATGTCCCGTTTGGCGTGGGCACCACTCCACGCTCAGGAAACAGGGTACTTTCAACCCCTCAGTGCACGCCTTCAGTGACGCTCACTCAAGCAGTAAAAACCGCTCTTTTGTTTGCCCCATCCCACCGCCCAGGCCGTTAAAAGGAATCGGCGAAAAAGGGGCAAACAGAAGAACGATTTGTTCTTCTTGAACGACTAGTAGCCGGGCAGGGAAAGCAGGGTGTACATGAGGACGAGGAAGCCCGCGGCCGCAATGGCGTTCTCGAACCATTCTTTTTTCATGCCAGCCCCCATTTGATGAAGAAAGCGACAAAGGAAAGGACCGCAATGGCGATCAGCACTCTTGCCTGGGACCAAAAGCGGTCTTCTTCAATGTCGGCCAGAAGACCCATGAGGAAAACGTGGTCTAGTGTCATTTGGTGTCCTGTGATTCAGTTGTTTTTGGTGTATGAAGATTACACCACAAAAGCAACTATTTGGCAACCAAATAAGAAACCTAGAAAGTGTATTAAATGATGTATATTTGACGAATGTCAAAACGCAAGGCAACAAAAAACCGCCCGAAGGCGGCTCTTGTGGTCGTTTGGCAGCTGGCGCTTAGTTCAGAGTTCTGAGCATTTGCGGCAATTGTTCTTTGTCAAACACCAGCGACTTGTCCACGAAGTATGAAGAACGCTCATATTCGGCACGACCTACATTTGATTGGCTTTCGATGACGGCAATAACCCGATCTTTTCGTTGCTGACTGCGTAACTGTACGCTCAGTAGTTCTGCTTCCAGAAGACGGGACTTGTCTGCGGCAGCAACGATATAAATCGGAGCGAAGGAGGCACGGCTTAGAAAGTAGTCAACTGTTATTTCGTGCGAATCAGGCACAACATACTTCTCCTGTACTTCTTCTTTCTGCATCACGGAGAAGATTGCTTCCCGCAGTTCATCCTTGAATGCGCTGGCAACCTTTTGCGGGCGCAGGACAACGGTTGAATAGAGAGAAACGGAACATTGAGCCACCCTCAGAATCTGCACTGGCAGGTCGTCTGCCTGTGCAACAGAGAAGATTTCTCCTTCATCGTTGACTTGGATGCCGAACAGTGCCGCCTGCTCTGAGATAAAGTAATTGGCGGCGCTTCCCTCAAAGTCGAAGCCGGCTGTTGAGGCAAACCAATCGGCGTTTCCTCCGTCGGATATTTGGTAGCGATTACCCGGCAGAGGGCGGACACGAATAACTGCATGGTCGTTGGTACCAACGTATGCCAGCGGGGTCTCTACGAGAGAGACTCCGCTTTCGACGTTATTACGTACTTTAAAAAGCTGGCAGATGTTGATATTCATGGCTAAAACAACGATCCTTGGACGAACCGTTTCCCGCTAATGGTAATGCCGGCTGCTTGACAAAACAACTCAATCAGTTTGCATACGCCTTCATCTGTGCGGATATCCGGCGCAATGCCCGGATACAGGTTTAACTCAGGGGCCCCTGGCAGTTCCCGGGAGGTGAAGTCGCGCTGGGGATCTGTATTGCAGGGCACGAGGATATGGATACCCTTATGGTCCGGGTGATAATGCATGATCATAATGGGGAGCAACTTGTTTTCATCGGTTTTCAGACCCCAGTACCCGTAAAACTTACAATCAATTTGTAATTCTCGTCTCCGGACGGCAAAGGCGATGACATGGTGGTCGGCAACTGTTATCAGATCGCTGACCATGTCGTAACGCCGTAATTGCTTGAGTGGCTTCGGAAAGTCCTTGCTGCGGCTTCCCGGTGCAAAATCAGGATAAGCCTCAAGCACTTTTGTCTTGTCTTTTAATACTTTCAGTTGTCTCGGATCCATGACGTGTAACCTCTCAACGCCGACGATACCGCCAGTATGTTCAACCATTACCGAAACCTCTTTCTGCACTCAACCACCACGCCGCAAAGCTGCAACTGCAGCTCTTGGGACGATAGCGTCGGGTACAAAGGGTTCAACGGTCGCAGTTCAAATGTTTCACGGCCGTACTTATCGAATCCCGTGACGGCGTACTGCTTCATCGTGGCTTCATTCATGCAGCCGTTGTCGATTCTCGCAACGACATAGTCGCCTGGCCTGGGGGACAAGTCTGGGTTCACAATCACTGTTTCGCCTTCATGAAACACGGGTTCCATTGACGAGCCTTTGATCGTCAGGGCGTAAGCATTGTCCGGCACGTCGTCGCCCACATCGATCCATTCATCGTACGAGTTGTCGCCACTATCGGTGGGCAGGCCGGCCTGAACGAACGAAAGCACGGGGATTTTCTTCGAACGAGAAATCTTGGTGCCGGTGAGTTCATGCGGTTCATCCAGGAATCCCTTTCCGAGATTCAGCTTTTCTTCAATGTACCTGGCGATACGCGGGCCGAATGACTTTTTGCCGGCAAGCATATCGTTGATCTGCTGCGGTGAACGTTCAAGCGCCCGAGCCAATTCGGCTGCTGTCCCGTACTGCTCACGAACCTTCTCAAAGTTCTCAAGCCGAATTTTCGGTAGGTCAATCATGGTGTTCTCCGGTCAATTTTGACCATTATCCGCCAAATACACCATAAAAATGCACCGACGGTTGCAACGCGAACACATTTATAGTGTATCATACAGTTTATATTCATCAACCTGTACGGTGTTTAAATGAACGAAACCGCGAAGTCCTTTTTCCGCTCTCTCACTGCAGAGGAAAAAGATGCCGTAGCAGCCAAGTGCGGAATTAACAGGCGGTATCTGAACAACCTTATCTATGGCGATAAGCGTCATCCGGGCGTCAAGCTGGCGGCGAAGATCGAACGGGCCACTTCCTGCCGCATCACCAGGGAGCAGTTACGTCCCGATGTTGACTGGAAGCTTTTGAGCGGCATTTTGTGAAGGTGCTGCTATGGCTCGATATAGAAAAATCGACCCGCGTATATGGAACGATGAAAAGTTCGCTTCGCTTTCACATGAGGCACAGCGCGCTTTCTTTTTCATCCTGACGCATCCGAGCATGACGAGTCTGGGAGCTTTCCGCATCTCAGCTGCCGGTATGGCGCAGGAGCTCGGGCTGACTGAGAAAGGGTTTCAGGAACCCTTTCATGAACTCTTGTCAAAGGGGATCGTGAGGTATGACGAAAAGTCCTTTCTGGTCTTCGCTCCGAACTTCCTGAAATACAACCCGCCGGAGAATCCGAACGTCATTAAAGGTTGGGCTGTTGCCCTTGATTATCTGCCGGAGTGCGGCTTAAAGCACGAAGTTTTACTGAAGGCAAAACAGTGCGCATCCAATACTGATAAGGGTTTAAAGGCTTTTGTTGATGCTTTCGGAGATATTTGCCATATCGCTCCGAAAGGGTTTCAGGAACCCTTCCCGAAGGGTATGCCAATACAAGAACAAGAACAAGAGCAAGAACAAGAAATAAAGGTAGGGGGCGCTTTTAGCGAAAAAGTCGCTGACGCTCCCGAACCTCCTCCTTCGGATTTTTGTGACGAGATTCCCGAGGAACCGTTCCCGGAGGACTGGGGCGCTCTTGAGCCTTTGCCTCCGCCGGAGACGAAACCGGCGAAAAAGGAAAAGCGCGGAACACGGCTTGACCTGAAGGAGCTCCCGGAGCCTTGGGAGCGGTGGGCGGAAGAAAAAGCCCCTGATCTTGATCCGAAGGCAGCCTTCGAGGAATTCCGGAACTACTGGATCGCGGTGCCCGGTGCCAAAGGCGTGAAGCTCGATTGGTTTGCCACGTTCCGCAACTCTGTGCTCTCAATGCCGGACTGGAAGCGCAAGACCTTTCGAAAGAAAACCGAGGCCGACAAGGTGAAGCCGGCTTCCTTTGAAGAAATCCAAGCGATTATCCGGGGCGAAAAGCAGCTCCGAAAGGACGAAAACGATGGACAAGTTTGACTTCAACCGCTACGTCAGGGAGCTGCTGTCGGGTGTCATTGCTGTCACCGGCGGCAAGAACGTCACCGAGACCGGCTGGGACATCTGGCAGAACGCCCTGTGCGACATCGACTGCCAGACGGCCGTGCGCGTGATCAACGACTGGCCGATCAACCACAAGGCGGCACCGACCCCTTACGACATCGTGAAGCTCTGCAGGGAGCTTGACGAACGCCGGGCGCAGCGCGCGGAAATGGCAGCCAACACCGAGACCGAACGCCGCGGGAGTATGTGCAGGGCCGTTCAGGGCGCAGGCATTCCCATTCCGCGGTGGTGCCTCGACTACCTGCGCTGGCAGCGTGCCAAGCCCTTGAGTCCCATTCTCCACGTCTTTCGGCTCCGCTTCATGCACGAGCACCCGGAGCTCGGCCGTCCGCTTCATACGGCCCAGGTGGCCTACCTCGAACGCTTCGGCAAGAGCCGCGGCGACTGGAAGGCCGACGACATGACGTACCTCACACAGATTTACCTGCATGGGCTCGGCCTGGATTCGCGCAAGCTTTCCCGACCTGATCCATATGCTATGGGCACGCCTGATGAGGCTCAGCTTATTGCGGCCGGAATGCTCGGAAAGACCGAGGAAGAGATCAACCAGGAAATCGTTTTTCATCCGGAGGCGGTATGACCGAAACCATGCTCGTGTTGCAAAACATCACGTCAGAACAGGAGAAGCCGGATGCGCCTTAACGAGATCAGCCCGGCGGCACGTAAGTGCGTCCGGTGGATGCGGGCCCACAGCGATATCTCACGGACCCGCCAAGACATCGAGAAGCAGTCACGAACAAGCGTCCCAGCCGTTACGGAGGCGCTTGGTTACCTTTCGGACAACAGGCAGCTTTACACGAGCTTTGACGCGCGGCCGGAGATGTCCAACGGCATTCCAAATCTGAACTCTATAACGCTCTACTACCGCTACACGGACAACATCGAACTCTTTGACCGCGGAGTGCAGGCCAAACGGGTAAAGCTTTTTCCGCCGGAGAAGCGGACGAGAAAATGATTTTTAATGAGGAGTAAGCGCAATGGCAAAAATGACGGCCGCAATGGCCGAAAAAATCAACCGGGCTCACAAGCTCGGTTACGGCATCGGCCGCAGCGGTGAGGCGCCGTCACGGTATCAGGCCGACATCAACGCCATGAATCCACAGGAGAAGAAGTACTTTCAGCTCGGGCTGATTGAGGGGCAGATCGAGCGGAAAGAGGAACTGGCAGCGGTTCACAAAGGTTCACCTAAGGCGGGGGTGTCGGCATGAGCATTTACCTCAACATTGAACTGCCGTACCCGAACCGGATTTTGTTTCCAAATGGCCGCGCCCACTGGCGGGCCCGGGCCAAGTCGGCCAAGGCCTACAGGGCGGCCGGATTCTTTTACACGTCCCATGCGATCGGGAGGGGCCCTAAGCCCAAGATTCCGGAGGAAGGGAAGGTCGGCGTTCGGCTTACGTTCTATCCGCCGGACCATCGGAGCCGGGATGAGGACAACCAGCTCGCAGCCATGAAGTCCGCTCTGGACGGCGTGGCCGACGCATTAGGGATCGACGACAAGAAGTTTCACATTCTCGAGCCGATCTTCAAGGAAGAGGTGACGAAGGGCGGCAAAGTTGTCGTGACATTGGATTTTCTTCCACGAACAAGCAAAAAGGCGGCATAGTGGGTTCTAAGCAGCTTGACGCCGGCTCTTTCGTCGTGACTCCGAGCGGGAGAGTCGGCGTCATTGTTGCCTTCACATACGGTTCCCGGGGCGATCTCCCCAGGGCGGCCGTCCGATACATGGACCGGATTAACGACGAGGTGTGCCTGCAGCCGAAACTGCTGCAGCCGTACGATGATGCCGACAAGAAAAAGCAAAAAGCCAAAGAAGAAGCCGGCTAAGCTGTCGGCAAAACAAAAGCGATTTGTTGAGGAATACGCCGTAGACTGCAACGCTTCTGCCGCGGCAAGACGTGCCGGCTATTCCCAGAAGACGGCCAAGGAGACGGGGTACAGGCTTTTGAGGCAGCCGCACATTGCCAACGCCGTTCAGGAAAAGATGAAGCAGGCGGAGGCACGGGCCGAGCTATCGGCCGACTTTGTCCGGCAGTTCTGGAAAAAGGCCATTCAGACCTGCGCACAAGAGGTTGAGGCGCGGACGGCCGACGGGCTGCCGGTGTTGGACCGGGACGGCGAGCAGGTTTACAAGAACCTCGATGCGGCCACGCTCAGAAACCTCCTGGCTGATGTGGCCAAGCATCTGAGGATGTTCGAGAAGGATGATGCAGCCAAAGACGAGGACGACGGCACAGGCGTCATGAAGGTCCCGGGCGTGGCCTCCAAGGAAGACTGGAATGGGCAGTGAACCGCGCGTCATCTGGCAGCCTTTGCCTGGTTCCCAGACGAACTTTCTCTCCTGCCCGTTCTTTGAGGTGCTTCTCGAAGGAAACCGCGGCGGCGGCAAGACTGACGCTTTGATCATGGACTTTGCTCAGCTTGTCGGGGCCGGATACGGCGAAGAATGGCGAGGCGTTATCTTTCGTCAGACCTATCCGGAACTTCGGGACCTCGAGACCAAGAGCCTCAAGTGGTTTCGACGCATCTTTCCGAACGCCAAGTACAACGTCACCAAGCACGAGTGGCACTGGCCTACCGGTGAGGCCCTGTTGTTCCGCAATGGGCAGACGGCCGACGATTATTGGAACTACCACGGCCATGCCTATCCGTTCCTCGGGTTCGAAGAGCTTACGAACTGGCGGGATCCGGGCTTTTACGAGGCCATGCTCTCCACGTGCCGCTCTTCGGTGCCCGGCATCCCGCACTTTGTCCGAGCAACAACGAACCCTTACGGTAAGGGGCACACCTGGGTAAAGGAGCGCTTCGAGATTGGTAAGCGTAAGCCCTGTGAGGCGTGGGGCGAGCCCGGCCGCGAGCGCGTCTACATCCATTCTCAGCTCACTGAGAACACGATTCTCATGGCCTCCGACCCTGACTACATCAAGACGCTTGAGTCGCTCAAAGACCCTGCGCGCAAGAAGGCCTGGCTTTACGGCGACTGGGACATCAACATCGGGACGTTCTTTGCCGAGGTGTGGGACGAGCGTACGTGCGTTGTTGATCCGTTCCCGATCCCTTCGAGCTGGAAGGTGTGGAAGTCGATGGACTGGGGTTATTCCAAGCCTTATGCTGTGCTCTGGCTGGCACTGTCCGAGGACGGTGTTTTCTACGTGTGGCGCGAGCTTTACGGCATTGACGCCGATATGCCGAACGTCGGCAGCAAGGAATCGGCTGTCGATGTGGCCAAGAAGATCAAGGCCATCGAAAAGCATGATTCGCGCCTGGGGTACGAGTACCGGATGAATCTTGCCGACCCGGCTATTTTCTCGAACACCGGGGCCGAGCGCAGTATCGGCCGCATTTTCCGGGATGAGGGTATCAAGTGGCTTCCCGCCTGGAATGCCCGCGGCAGCCGTGTGAACGGCTGGCAGGAAATCGTGCGCCTGCTTGCGGAGGGGCGGCTCAAGTTCTTCCGCTCCTGCAAAAACTGCATCCGGACGATCCCGGCCATGCCGCCGGACGATTACAACCCTGAAGACGTCGATACCACGTGCGAAGACCATGCGGGCGACGCCCTGCGCTACGGGATCATGCGCCGTCGCCGTAATCCGAACAAGGACGATATCCGGGATGAGCGCACAGAGTCGGATGCGGAAATCACGGACGACGGCATCACCTTCGAGGTTGACTTCGGCAGGACTTGAAAGAAATCTTGCCCGGCCCTCGCTTTTTCGAGTTACAACCGCTTCACCATTGAGACAACCTGCGAACACACATGGAAGAAGACCTCATTGCCGCTCAGCCTGGGACGGTGCCGGATATGCAGACGCCGGACTCCATCCTCATCATTGAGCCGGAAAAAATCCAAGACGCTCCCCAAGAGCCCGATAAGCTTGCCCGCCAGTGGCAGAAGCGCATTGACGCCGCCAAGAAGCACTGGAAGTGGTTTTATGACCGCTGCCGGTACAACCGCAAGCTGACGGCCAACTTCAATACGGAGAAAAAGGCTGATGATCCGGACTTCATGCCGTTTCGCATCAACCTCATCGAGTCCACGATCCGCGGCATCATGCCGAATCTCTACGCCCGTAATCCGGAAATTTCCATCCGGTGCCGGCGCCGTGCTGATGAGGCCAATGCCGAACTCACAAAGTTCTGTGACACGCTGCAGGAAGTGCTTAACGCTTACCTCGAACGGGCGGAACTTAAAGCCCGCGGCAAGAGCGTTGTACGCGCGGCCCTCACGAACTCCTACGGCGTGCTGAAGGTGAGCTTTCAGCGGGACCTTTCCACGGATACGATCATACGGAGCCGCCTGCAGGACGCCCAGGACAACCTGGCCCGCATTGACGGCCTGGCTTCTGAGCTTGCTGACGATGATCTGCAGGGGCATGAACAACTCGAAGCCAAGCGCCAGGAGCTTCTAGAGACAATCTCCGGCTATCAGCAGGATCCGGAGCCGCAGACGATTACCGGCCTTGTGATCGACCGGGTGCCGACTGATCAGCTCATCATCGATCCGATGATCTGCGATTTCTCGGACTACCCGCAGGCCGACTGGATGTGCCAGTGTGTACCGATGAGCCGGGAGTACGTTGAGGACACGTACAAGATCAAGGTTGACGGCGCTGCCGTTTACACCGAATCGGCAGGAGAAGCGCTCGACCGCAAAGAACTCGCGCCGACGGGCTCGGCCACGGACAATGTCAGGCCGGACGATCAGGTGATGGTTTTTGAAATTTGGGACCGGCGCAGCCAGCGCGTCTACACGATGTGCGACGGCTGCCAGTACTTCCTGCGTGAACCGGACTCGCCACAGAAGGTGGGGAGCCGGTGGTTCCCGTTCTTCCTGCTGCCGTTCGACCAGGTTGACGATACGTTTGTTGCGCCTTCGCTTGTAGACCTGATGGAAGGCCTGCAGGAGGAGCACAACAAGACCCGTGACACACAGATGCTGCATAAGGACTTCTGTAAGCCCGGCTACATTGCCAGCGCAGACGTTGATGAAAAGAGCATCACGCGGTTTGCTCAGGCAGAGCTCGGCGAGATCACGATCCTCAAAAACACCGAAGGGCAGGACCTGCGCTCGCTGATTCAGCCGAAGCAGTATCCTCCGCTCGACCAAGCGCTTTACGACACTACGGCTATCCGCCAGGATATTGAGCAAGTGACCGGCATGCAGGATGCCATGCGGTCCACGGTGGTGCAGCCGAAGACCGCTACAGAAGCGCAGATCATGCAGCAGGGACTGTCCGGCCGTGTGGCCGCGTTTCGTGATGCCGTTGAGGATTTCCTGCAGGAAGTGGCCTTTTATTCGGCTCAAGTGCTTTTGCAGGAGCTTGACGTCAAGGACGTCGAGGACATCATGGGCAAGGCTCAGCCTGGCTTCGATCCCGTGACGCTGCAGATTGTTCCGGTGGAGCAGCCGTTTGTGTGGTATCAGCTCTCGGCCACAGAACTCTCCCGCCTTATCCGTCTCAAGATTGAGGCCGGCTCCACGGGAGCGCCAAACAAGCTGCAGGAGCAGGAGAACTGGGGGAAGGTGGTGCCGACCATCATGCAGGCCGTGCAGGCCCTGTATCAGCTCGGTTCCCAAGGGCTTGATACGACGCCCTTTGAAACCGTTATTTCTGAGACATGCCGACGATTTGATGAGCGCATCGACCCGAAGGCATTTATCCCCGACCTACAGCCGCAGCTTGCTCAGCAGGCTGCATTACAGCAGGCGGCTGCCCAAGCGCAGGGGCAAGGGGCAGTACAGCCGGCCGTAGCTCAACCGAGTTTGATTCAACCAACCTAAAGAGGGAAAACCATGGAAACTGACGACAAGAATCTGCCTGCAACGGAAGAGGATCAGGAGCCCGATACGGCGCCGGCCTCTGAGGCAGAAGAGAATCCGTCCGGACAGGATGCGCCCGAAAAGGGTGCGCAGGAACCTGCAGATGATGCCGGTGCACACATTGCCGAGGCCATGAAGAAGATCGGCGTTGAGACTGAAGGCGAGGACGAGCCAAAGAAGGAAGAAAAGCCGCAGCCGCAGAACGACGGGGCTGACAAGCCCGCAGCCGCGGCACAGCCGGCTGCTGAGCCGGAAACTCAGGCGGCGCCTCAGAACCCGGCCGCAAAACTCTCGCCCGAGCAGGAAGAGGCTGAGCTCATCCGGGCGATCCCGTCCGATCGCGGCCGTGCCCGCATCAGCCAGCTCTTGAGCCAGGGCCGCCAGGCGCGCTCAAGCCTTGCTGCCGTACAGCGTCTCGTCTCTGATTCCGGACTTGACCAGGAGTCTCTTACCTCGCTTCTGACGATCGCCAAAAACGTCAGCAGCAAAGACCCGCAGGCGCTCGAGGAAGGGCTCAGACAGCTCGAGGCCGTACGCGCCAACCTGTACCGGCAGGTGGGGCGTGAAGCGCCGGGCGTTGACCTTGTAGCCCGTTACTCAGATCTGCAGAAGCGCGTCACTGAGATGGGGATGCGCCGCGAGGACGCCTTAGAGATCGCTAAGGCCCGGCAGATCGAAGAGCAACGCAAGGCCTACGCTCAGCAAGAGGCGCTGATGCAGCAGGAGCGGGTGGCTTTTGAGGGGAAGATTCAACGCTTTCAGCAGCAGACCGTTGCGGCTTTTCAGTCCCGTCAGAACGATCCGCAGTTTGAGGCCAAAATCGAGATCCTTAAGGGGCATTTCACGCCTGAGAAAATCCAGGAGTTCGTGCGCTCGATCCCGCCTGAGCAGTGGATGGATTCGATTCTCTACCTGTACGACAACGCCAATCCGGTTGTCCGTAAGCCCAATAACTTCATCGCCGGACGGCCGTCCCGTAATGCCGGCGTGAAGGCCGGTGTGACGGCTCCCGGCACCCCCGATGGCATTGCGGCCCGTATTGCCCAGATGGGCCTTTAAAGAAATCTTGCCATTTCACTTGAAATGTGTTGTTAAATGTGCAGTGCGCGGCGGAGGACCGTTGCGCCTGCACTAAATTTATCGCTGTCAGTAAGGGGTCGCGTCTTACAGCACCGACGCAGCATCAGGAAAAATCCGCAGCAGCGGGGGTCGCGTCCGCAGCCTGGTGTTACGTGAACAAGTCTCGTGGTGGTGTGCTCGGGAGTGCGTGTGGTTTTTGTTTATCCATAACGCTTAGGAAAAGACACCATGCCTATTTCTTCTGACGATCTTGCGGCATTGTCCCGCACATCTTTGGACGACTACCTGAAGAACACGCCTGTTGATCAGGTCACTCAGGATCAGCCCTTCCTCAACCGCCTTCTGCAGGGTAAGAAGCCCTTCGGCGGTGCCAAGCAGTACATCAAGGAAAACATCCGGAAGTCTCACGATTCCAACTTCAAGTGGACGTACGGCGAGGAAAAGATCACGTTCAAGAAGCGTGATACCGTCGAACAGACCGAGTTCCCCTGGCGCCGTTGCGTGGACTCCATCTACCGCTCCGACGACGAGCTCTTCTCCAACGGTATCCGCGTTGTGCGCGGGGACGGTGGAAAGGTGCGCCTGGAAAAGAACGAAAAGGTTCAGCTCATCGATCAGCTCAACGAGGATCAACTCACGCTGCGCACGGGCTTTTTCGAGCAGCTCAACCTGCACTGCCTGCGCGACGGCACTTCGAGCACGGACGCGATTGTCGGCCTGGACGGCATCGTCACTCTCACGCCGACCACCGGCACTCTCGGCAACATCGACCGCACCACGGCAAAGTACTGGCGCAATACGGCCGTCACGGCCATTGCCCCGGCAGACCTCGTTGACAAGATGGAATACGCCTGGCGTCAGTGCGTGCGCTACGCCGGCGGTCAGGCCCCGGACTTCATCCTCGCGGGCGCCGACTTCATTGATGCTTACCGCAAGTGTCTGACGCTCACCCAAAACGTTGACGCCGGCCGCGTGAAGCGCCTCGACGCCTCTACCGGCGAAGGCAATAAGACCGGGCTCTTCTTCAAGGGCAAGGAAATCATCTGGGATCCGACTTTCGATGTGTTGGACGATCTGGATAAGCCGGAAACCAAGTGGGCCAAGCGCTGTTACTTCCTCAACATGCGCAACATCTCCTGGCGTGAAGACGGTTACGACATCTTCTCTCCGGACGCTCCGCACGACACGCTGTGCCTCTATACGGCCGTGTCTATGCGCTGCGTGCTGAGCTGCAACCGTGCCAACTCTCACGCGGTTTTGGCCCTGGCCTGATGCACTGACGTAACGGGCGCGCCGATTCTCTCCCTCGCGGCGCGCCCGCAGTGCTTTTCCATTCTCTTTCTGTAAGGAACATTCACATGCTTATCAAGACCGTCCGCATTCTCTGCGTCCGCGATTCCAAGACCAAGATTTCCGCCACTGTGGCAGAACACGAACTCCCGATCCTCAAGCTCATCCACGGCGAAGGCAACGTCATTGAGCAGCCGGACGTCGCTACTCGTCCCTGTGAGATTGAGCCCGAAGACGAGGCAGACCGCCTTAGCCAAAAGTACGGCCAGGAAGCGCTTTTCGCCGCTTACGGCCGGCTCGCTGGGCAGAGCCTCAAAAACGCCCTTGCGGCGGCAGAAGTCAAGACCAAGGCAGCAGAACCCAAGAAGGCGGCTAAGACGGGGGCGTAACTATGGCTCAGCCCAGTGCTTACAAACGGCAGCATGATTTCACTAAGGATGAACAGGGCGAGATTTCGACCGGTGAGCTCAACAGTGAACTGGACGGGGCGTCCACTTCAATTAACGAAATCCGCAGAAACCTGGCACTGCTCCAAAAGGATGACGGCAGCCTAAAAAACAAGCTCGTCGGGATGGAGAACCTGACGGACGATGTCGTTGATGAGTTCCGGAAGGCGACGGAGGATTCGGCAAAACAGGCAGCAACCTCCGCCAGTAACGCCGCAACTTCTGCCCAGAGCGCAGCCGGCTCCGAAGAGGCGGCCGCAGGTTCTGCTGAAGCGGCGAAAAAGGATGCTGAGGCGGCAGCGGCCAACGCACTCCAGACATCGAACGACCGTTCGGCCGTGAACCGAATGCTCGAAGATATGCGCCCGGCCATCAACAATGCCGATGACATCGTTATTGTGGCCCGCAATATCAGCGGGGTCATTACGGTGGCAGGCGTGGTTGACTCTGTTAACGCTGTAGCAGCCATCAGCGAGGCCGTTGCTGAAGTCCACGAGAACTCGGCCAACATCAAGACTGTGGCGGCCTCCGATACACAAGTTCGTACGGTGTCGCAGAGCATTGCTGACGTCCGGACTGTTGCCGGGGATCTTGAAAGTTCAGCTCCGGCCGGCGCCTCGATTTCCTACGGTTCCATTACCGATCCGCTGCAGGAAAGTCAGCAGACTACAGGCGGCACGATCAAGATAGTGGCCGACAACATCGAATCGGTCCGAAGCGCTAAGGGCAATGCCGATGCGGCTAAGGAGGCGCGGGACGGTGCCGACGAGTCTGCGCGTGAGGCTGCTTCGGCCAGGGATCTGGCAAGGCGCTGGGCTCTTGAGCAAACAACGCCGATCGAAGGCGGTGCGTATGGCGCTCGCTATTACGCGGAAGCGGCAGCCGGTTCGGCTAATGCTGCCGGTGCATCTGCTGCAAAAGCGGCTTCTTCTGAGAAGGCGGCCGGGGAATCCAAGTCGGCAGCTCAGGGCTCGGCTCAGGATGCGGCTACGGCTCAGGATGCAGCAGCACGCAGTGCGTCAGCCGCGAATGCTTCGGAAGCATCGGCGGTATCTGCCGCGGGCGATGCCGAGGCCTCGGCCGCAGACGCTGAGCAGTCAGCTACAGCGGCAGAAGAATCCCGTAAGGCTGCAGAGACTGCCAAGACAGAGGCTGAAACATCCGCTTCCAACGTAGATTCATCAGCGCAGAAAGCGGCTGAAAGCGCGCGCCAGGCGGCCGGATCGGAAAGCAAAGCGGCCGATTCTCAGAAAGCTGCGGCTGCTTCGCAAAAGGCAGCGGAAACGGCGGCAACTCGTGCAGAAACTGCCAAGGCCGGGGCGGATAAAAGCGCTGAAAGTGCGGCTTCTTCCGCAACAAGCGCAGCGGGATCGGCGCAAGCGGCAGCAACGGCAGGAAGCGCGGCGGCCGGCGCCGCTTCTGCGGCTCAGACGGCTCAGGGCGCGGCAGAGTCCGCAAAGACCGCGGCAGAGACCGCTGCCGGAAAGGCGGGCACATCAGAGACGGCTGCGGCCGAGAGTGCGCGCCAGGCGGCGGAATCGGCCAAACAGGCGTCCGCGGGGCAGATTCAGGCCGACTGGAACGAAAAGGACAATACCTCCAAGGCTTTCATTAAGAACAAGCCCGAGGCATTCACGCCCTCCAAGCACTCCCACGCAATTGCCGATGTGAAAGGCCTGGAAGAGAAGATCAAAGAGCTCGAAGACAATGCGGCCGGGGCTGATTCCGTCATGCTCGCGCAGCAGGTTGTCGGCTTCTACAACGGGCTTACCGGGAGTGAACTGGACTACCGCGAGTATGTCGATGCGCCTCCCTCTGAACTGCTTAACTCGCTTTACAGCTTTGGCGCCGGCTATCAGGCAGCGGCCGCTCCGGCTACATAACTTTTCAGGAGATGCTACATGGCAGCACAAATTGATATGGAAACAGTCGGCCGCGATATTCAGACGCGGTTGACGAACGTAGAAAAAGGTAAGGCTGACAGCTCAAAACTTGGGACGCTTGCCGCGCTTAATGAAGTCAATGCGGGACAGCTCGCTCCTCAGATTGCCCTTGGTGCAGTTAATGCCGCTGAGGGCAGCACCCATCGCCAGGTGGGGCAGGCCACAGCTCCAAATGATGAAGCGTTTGCCGGCTACAGGGGCGTAATCGGCCAAATTGTCTTCAACCGCGGCACCAAGGCACTTCATGTTCTTGACGGTACGGAAGGCTCTCTGGGCACGATCTTTCTAGACAGGGATGCGTGTGACAAGCGTTACTTGGGCCTAAAAGCAACGGCTGAGGCAGCAAAGAAGGTGCCGTGGACCGGTGTACAGGGGCGTCCTGATCCTGTTGTTAAGGCAGGGAGCCGAGGAGCCCTTGCTGGCTACTCAACATCCGCAGCACTGACGGGGGCTCAGACCGTTACGAAAGACTCGTCCGACACGATTGCCCTGAAAACGTCCGGAGCGGTAACGCTCACATTTACAGCGGCAACGGCTGCCGAGGCCTGTACCAAGGTGATTGACCTGACCGCCACTGCGGCGACGACATTGACAGTGGCTGGAGCCTCCTGGGCGAACGGCGATGAGGCCCCGACCTGGGGAACCGCCGGCAAACATCTGACGATTGAGGCCCACTTCATCGGCGGCCGCGTCGATCTCTATGTGCTTAACAACAATGAGGAGCAGGCATGAGTACGCATTACATCTACGAGGGGAAAGAGTACGCCACGCTGGCCGAGGTACGCCGGGCCGTCAACAAGAGTTTTCCGAAGAACCCGGACCCGGCCATGCTCCTTTTGCTCAACATTAAAACTGTTGAGCGCCCGGATCCGGTGCCGCAGGAACCAACCGAAGAAGAGAAGGCGGCCGCTGCGCTTGAGCAGGCTAAACAGGAAAGAGCTACTACCGTCGAAAAAATAAAAGTGACGATCGACGGGATGGTTTTTGACGGTGATGAAGTCTCGCAGGGGCGCATGGCACGAACGGTGGCGGCTGCTGTTGCCAAGGGCGTTGATCTCAAAACGACGAAGCGCTTGTGGGTGCTCGCCAACGACACTCCTGCGGAAGTAACGATTGATCAGCTTTCCCGGGCGCTTGAGGCGGCTGGAGACGCCCAGAGCGCCGTGTGGGCGAAGCCTTACGAAGCACGAGCTAAGGCCTGACAAAAGAAAACCGCCTGCAGCGGCCGGCTTCAGGCGGTTGGATATGACATCTAACAAGTCACAGAATTTCCCGCAGGAAGCTCGGGGCTTGAGCCCCGGGAGGAATG